TTAGAATAAGCCTCTTCCCAATCGTGCCTAGACGCCTTGTTGGCGTCGTATTGCTCCATCAGGTCATTGGCTACTTCCGCCATCTCGGATTCCGACATAAATTCCGCTAGATTGTCGAAAAAATCGTCTTCACGGTCTTTGTTTCGCAGTGGATCAAAGTCAAAGGTGACACCGCCATCCTCGTCTTGTGTTACTTCTACACCTTCAACGCTCATCACACCGTTGGTATCAAGGCCGTTAGGAAGCGCCTCAACTTCTACGGAAAGAAGTTCTTCTTCAGAAAGGTCCATGCCCTCTCTGTCCATCAACGAAACGGGAGGTCTATCGCCATTTGCCATAATTCTTTCCTACATTGAGCCGGGGTTTACGCTGATATCCGAAAACTGGTTCAACGCGCCAAGCGGCGGCAACCCTAGTTTTCTTCTATCTTCGTTTATTAGCCGTAACTGTTCTACGGTGTATCCCATAGAGTTAGCAACAGCTTCTTCGCCTTGTCGGCTTAGGTATACGTTTATAAAGTCGTTTTCCGCAGCTTCTTTCGCAGCGTAATAGTCCTCAACAGGGCCGTATTTCTGTTCCCAAACAAGTTTTTTGGCGTTATATGCAGTGATTGCGCCAATGCCTCCACCACTTCTCACCGGAGGCGGCTCGGGGTAAAAGTTTGTTCCGGACGATGTCCCCGTCAATGCAGACGCGCTGGGGGTATCATCCATAACCGCCTCTGTATCCGGGGCCTGATACTCCTCAACAGGGCCGTATTTTCTTTCCCAGTTGGCTAGCTCTTCTGCATAAACAGACCTGCCAAAGCTTCCTGTTGAATACTGATCCGACCTTGGTGGCGGAGGAGGTTGGTCAGTCGCAGTTTCTGGCCGACCATAGCGAACGCTCAAGAAAGGCATTGACCCAGCCGCCACTTGCGGCTTGTAAATGGGCATCAGGTACTCACCCTCTACCGCATCAGCAAACGGGTCGCCTGTACGTGCAATGTTCATGTTACGACTTGTGGCATAACCTTCCGTTTGAGGCGTTATTTCATCTGAAATATCAAAATCAACGACGGCATCAGACAACATCCCCGGCTCAGGACGATCAGGGGTGTCTGCTATAGGCGGAGGCGTAAACATCGGCTCCGTGGGCACCGTTACCTCAGTTGGTTGCGGCGGCTGATATACGGGCGGAGGTAAATCCGGGGCAGGTGGCAGCATCGGCGGTATGGACACCGGGGGGCTTGGAGGTTGCACTACATCCACCACTGGTGGAGGGGGAGGTGGAGGCAAAGGGTCGGGTTGCGGTATCTTGGTTCTGCCCCCTATGATAATCCCATCATCATCTTTGATCACTTCCGTATCGTATTCGCCCGGCGCGGGTCCTCCTGCAACAATCCCAGTAGAAGGCGTGAACGGAGCCGTTTGTTGTTGCGCGGGCGGCGGTGCGCTAACTATAGGAGCCGCAGAAGGTTCCACTGGAATTGATTGCGAAGCTGCTATAGCAGCACGAATGGCTTCCGGATCTATGCCAAAGCCCTGATTCATCATCGCAGGACCCATGCCGGGCGTTTCCGAAGATCGAACATAGTCGCCACGATCATATTGCATGTAATCTGGCCGACCGCCTTGGTTCATCTGAACAGGCATTGTTCCACGTGGAACATTTCCGGCACCGGCCAAGGGTCCCGAAGTGCTGTACTTGTTCAAAAGGTTGGTGAGGCCACTAGTTACCGGAGTACGTCGTTGCATAACGCTGCCTCCCATAGCAAATCCGGGCGTGTCCGGTGGGATTTGTTTTTCTAGATCTTTCGCTCTTTCGAGCGTTTCCCTAAATTCTTTCTCTTTCATTTTACGCGTGCGAGGCTTCATCGACTCAGTAACAAGCTCTTTGTTTAACTTTGAAGCTTTACTACGAGCCGCGTTCAATCTAGCAATCAACGTCGCCACCGGAATGATTGGATTAACCATAGTATGCGCCCGCCCTTATATTCATAGATCCCTCGTCATCTTCCCAATCATCACTGGGCAACTGAACAAAGTTACCCTGCCGATAGCGCATCAGCGCCTGTGTGGTGCTGTCCACCAAATCATCGTGAGTCCCGTTAGGAAAAGCAGCGCATTCTTCCACCACTTCTTGCGCCCATGACTCGTCCGGTGCCCAAATCATACCAGCTTCAAACAACGGAGATATACTGTGTACCCTAGATAGCTTGTCATTTCCACGGCTGGGCGTAAAATTTACCACCGGAATGCCCAGTTGACGCAATTCCTGCGTCAGAGGGGTCCCTGACGCCTTCGCTTCCACAATAACCGTCTCTGGTTCCCAGTATTTGTACTGATCTAACGCAACTTCCTTCAATTCTGGGAAATCCCAGCGCCCTTTCTTCGCATCCAGCAGTATTAAGTGAGCAGGACCACCAATTTCCTCGGGATAAAACACGCCCCACGTCGTAATCGCACTGTAGTCCGCCGTTTCTCGCTTACTAAACGCCGTATCGTAGCTCTGAATCACGTAATGAAGGTTCGGAATGTGGTCTTTTTCCCAAACATTCCACCATTCACGCTTCAAAATAGCCAAAGTCTCAGAAGTAGGGTTCTGCTGGTACTGCGCATTCCACTGGTACGACGGAATCGACGCCTTAACCGACTCTAACTCCTCTTTTTTCCAAAATTCCGGCCAACATGGCTCACCAGACTCAAAAATTGCAGGTAATTCAAGGACTTCCCACTGATCTGCAAACGGATCTTTGGTCATTTGACGCACCAAATTGCCCGTCATGTCCTTTTCTGACCACCGAGTCTGGACCAAAACAATAGCCCCACCCGGCTGGAGACGTTGTCGGGGACCCGCCGTGTACCATTCCCACGCATTCTCAAACCCACTCGCCGACATCGCCGTCTGCTCCGAGTGCGGATCGTCAATAATGATCAAGTCGCCACCACGACCCGCCAAGTTCGACCCGACACCCACCGCGTAATACATGCCGCCAGACTTTGTATCCCACCGGCCAGACGCCTTACTGTCCGCAGACAGCTTCGTATCGTCAAAAATCTCTTTATATTCATCGGTTTCTAGAAGGTTCTTCACCTTACGACCGAAGTTTACCGCCAGTTCGGTGGTGTGCGTGGCCTGAATGATCTTCATCGACGGGTTTCGACCAATCATCCACGCCGGAAACAAATAAGAAGCAAACTCACTTTTCGTATGACGCGGCGGCATGTTGATGATCAATCGCTTCAACTTCCCAGAGGCGATCTGTTCCATCTTCTCCGCGATCAAATGGTGGTGACGACCCGCAATGAACTCCGGCCACATAGATCTGACAAATGGTAAAAATTCATTCTTACAAGTTTCTACCTTCTCCAATTGCTTCAAACGAAGCTCTAAGCGAAGTTTCTGAATGTCCGCGTCGGTTTGAGTGTCAAGATTCACGGGGGACCCTATGAGTTTCAATGGTGGTGAGCAGTTCTGCCCAGTTGATTGGCTTGGTAAACGAGCCGTGGGCCACGGTCCGCAGGCCGTCTTCAAAGACTTCTATCGCTTGATCCGACCGGTACAAGTACACGGTGTCATCCTTTTTGACCGCGATCCACGAGTTAGCGCCCCTGTGCCGCGTGGCAAAAGACACCTGATGCGGACTAAGCAGCACTTTGTTACCTTTCGCGACCTTTAGCTCCAACAAATGAAAGTTTTTCTTACGGTCGAGTAACAATAGATCCGGTACGCCCGGCGTGCTGCTGTTCTCAATCCGCGTGCAAACTACATCAGTGTTGGATAGCCCCGTCTTGACTTGCTTCCAAAAGCTCGACTCTGTCTGGTTCGACATCTATCACCTTCTCGCCAAGCTGGCGTTTTAGCTCATCCAAAGCTTTTTTGACCTCGGCTTTGCTCATTTGATCAATAGATCCATGGCGAACCTCAGACTTACTGACGTAAATGTCGCCCTGCGCTAGGCCCCGAGCCTTCTCTGCTTGAACAGCGGCGGAGTATGCGCCCGCAGCTATAGCTTCATCGCGGATGTGTTGCAGGTCGCGTATGTGCCTTGCGTAGCTGACCTCGTACTTTTCAGCAAGTTCTGCTCTCCGCGCTTTGAGGGCTTTTACCACGTGAGGTGATTTTCTAGGGTTGAGCATTTCATACGCACGCGTGTGCGCCCCGCTGACACTAAACCCGGCTTCGACGGCCAGATTTCGTAACGTGTCTTGTCCCTCGCGTGTGGCGACCAGTTCAACAAACTTGAGTTGCTTGCCGGTTAGCCTCGTGTCTTCAGAGAGCTTCGGCCTGCCTCGCGTTTCTACTTTTTTCTCCACTTTTGCCATGCGCGTAATCCCATAAATGCGGCTTATTTTTGCGAAATATAGCACTTTTTTTATTCAGTTAAAGCCATTTGTTTCAGAAGTGGGTTG